GTTATTGAGTATGACAATACTGTACCTATTGATATAGCTATGGCAAAGAAGAGTACAATTGTGTCTGCAGCTAAATTATTAAGCACAGAAGCACTAATTACATCTTAATAGATATGATAGAGAGTAATAAACTCTCTATCACTATTTAATACATTAACTACCATGAAAAAAATAATATTATTATTGCTAATATTTATAGTAATTACTGGATGTAATCGCCATTTAAATCAAGTTACATATTGGAGAGCTACTTCTATGTATTCAGCTATAGATGATAAAAAGGCCCCAATAGTACTAAATACTGAATTTTATAGGCTCTCCTTAATAAATAAAACAACTGGAGAGATTGTACTAGGAGGTATACCCATAGTTAAATATGATAGTAGAACTGAAATAAGAGTGATTAAAGATAAAAAACCTATTCATTATTATACTGCTATAGATTTTGAAGGAGACTATTGTACTCTAAGTACCACCCTACAAGAAGATTATGATGGAATATTATTTCTCTTAATAGGTATGCATTATGAAGATATTGGAGGAATATATTTTAAATTTTATCCCACACAAAAAACTATAAAATTTCTTAAAAGAAGACTTGTATTATAATTATTAAACCATTTAATTAAATTAATCATGAAAAGAACAACAGTATTATTATTAAAAAAAGGATTAACAGTCCATAAAGCTCGTAAATCAGAGCTTGAGAAAACTGATGAAGTTCAAGAATATTTGAACACTCTTGCAGCACTTGAAGATTTATATGTTGATCTATCTAATAATAAAATAGAAGAATAATGATACATCCTAAAGTTAAAGACGCATTAATAAATCTGCTAATTGCAGATGAAAAAGAGTGGGATTTTAGTAATTCTACATTATATATACATCGTCCAACACGTTTGGAATTTATACAAACTACAGGCAAGATGTATGTTTATAATCAACCAAACCTTAAACTTAGGTGGAAAGACAGAAGAAAATTACGTAAATTCTTTGAAGGGGCCCAGTATAAGATAATATTAGCTAAATTTAACAATAAAAAATCATGAGAGATCAAATATTTTTTGTACATGGTGGAACCTGGGATCTCCGTAAATTTACATTAGCTGCAATAAGAACAAGTAAGAATCATCTGTGTATTTCTGCATCCCTTTGTAGCCATAATGATAATTTCTGTAAAAAGATAGGCAGAGATATAGCATCGGGCCGACTTAATAAAAATAAGCATATTGTTAATTATGTATTTAATAGTAATAAACTTAGTCCTATTCAAGCACTAATTACATATGCTAATCAAATGACAACTTCAGTAAAATTTATTAAAGAATTTGAACTTGAATAATATAAAAAACTATGGGATATAGTAATAGAGTACAAGATATAAGTGAACTTGTAGGTAAATTATTTACCAAAGTAGAGCTATCTGATGAGGAAGATATGATTAGATTTTATTTAGATGATGATAAATTCTATGAAATGTTTCATTCACAAGATTGTTGTGAATCAGTAATAGTAGATGATATTGAAGGAGATTTTCAAGATCTTGTTAATTCTCCTATTTTACAGGCTGAAGAATCAACTAATTCAGAAGATAAGATGGGTAAAGATTCTTATGGTTATGAGAATTCATTTACATGGACTTTTTATAGGTTTGCAACTATTAAAGGATATGTTACTATTAAATGGTATGGAACATCTAATGGGTATTATTCTGAAAGTATAGATATAGAAAGACGAGGATTTGACTAGAAATGAGATACAAAGTAGAGCTGAAGAATTGTCAATAAAACATAATTATCTGCTATTAACATGGGCTACCAGAGTTGGTAAAACCCCTGCAGCTTTACGGATTATAGATAAATATGGAGGCAGATGGAATATATGTGTAGCAGAGACTACACATATAGAGCAGTGGAGACAAGAATTCATAAAGTTTGGATACGAGAAGAATTTAGATAGGGTTAATATATTCTGTTATCAATCTATTCACAAGTATGCAGATAATGGTATTAATTGGGTATTTGATGAGTGTCATCATATGTTTGGTGAAAAGAGATGGGCTGTCATCAATTCTATCAACATACCTAAGGCAATACTGTTATCTGCTACTGTAAATAGTAATGAGAAAGAATATTTAACTGCTAGATTTGAATTATATCACGAATTTCATATATCATTATCAAGAGCTATAGAAGGTGGTATACTACCACAGCCTAAAGTGTTTTTAATTTCTATAGATTTGGATGATTTCATAATTGATTATATTTATACAATTAATAAAGGACGTAAAGACTTACGTAAAACTGTTACTTGCGAGTTTGAAGACAGACATAAGCATTTAGCAGCACATAAACATGTAGGATTAAGAGTAAGATGTACAGCATTACAGAAATACAGAATGCTTACAGATGATATGGAGAGAAAGAGAGAATTTTATTTGTCAATAATGACTGAATGGGCTAAAACTAATTGGCTCAGGATTGGAAGTGAAAGAAAGAGATTTTTAGCTTCTGTTAAAACAAATGTGGCTAAAGAATTAATAGCTACTATTGATGGCAAGAGATTCGTTTGTTTTACTGGCTCAGTTGAGCAGTGTAAGGAGTTAGGAGGTAAAGACATAGTTTATAGTGCTCAAAGCACTAAAACCAATACAGAGGTCCTAACAGCCTTTAATGAGGGTAAAATAAATCAATTGTATGCTGTTGGTATGTTAAGAGAAGGTATAAATTTACATAATATAGATGTAGGAATGATTATACAGTTAGATAATAATAGTAGAACATTTGTACAGCGTAGTGGTAGGATATATTTAGGTAAGGAACCTATACAATATATTTTATATGTAAGAGGAACTCAAGATGAAACTTATCTTGAAACTTCATTGGCTGGATTCAATAATGAATATATTTATCAAACAACTATAAAAAATGTCAAAGAAGAAAACAACTAGTGGAATTCATCAAAATTCAGGAGTATGGTATGAGAGTACATGGAATATGCAAATACAACACACCCCTCAAATGCCATATATATATGGTACTGATCCAATAAGTACAGATGATAAAATAGTTAAAGGTACAACAATATCTTCTAATACTATTCCAGATTATAATGTGTATAAAACAATGAATATAGATGAAGTAATGAAAGAATATCAAAAGCATTTTGATATTCCAGTTAAAGAAGAAGAACAACCAGAAGAAGAACTTGAATATAATGATTTTGATGTCCACATTACTAATGATCCTTCAGATATTCGTATATTATCAGATATATACGATAGTTTACACACAAAAATTAATTTAAAATATTCAAAAAGATACACTAAAACTGACAGAATGCAAAACTTACAAAGACTATTTACTACTGTAGTTTACAGTAAAGAAGAATTATTCTTTTTATTGAAGATTGCTTTAAAAGCAGGAATTAATGTTGATGCTATTGATCCTCATACATTTCCAATAGCGGAAGTAATATTAGGAGAGAAAGCAGTTTACATTCCCTATAATACTAGGGAGAAAGTACTAGAAATGCATGTTGTACCTACAGGATTTACAGACAATTATCTATATGATGTTTTGCCTTTACCTGAATTTATGAGTACAATAGGTATTGAATCCCCAAGAGAGCATATTCTTGCTAACTTTGTAAGTAGAAAGAGTAAGGCTAATTCTGAGAACACTGTTGATATTAATGGTGAATCTTATAAGAGAGATATAGTTGAGCAATTACTTGACTGTAACTTTGATGATTTTATTTCCAATTTGCAATATGAATCTACAATGACTTTTGAATAATGAAAAAACTTAATAAAGATAAGAATAAAGTTGCATCCATAATAGAGATTGATTATGAATTAGAAGAAAGGAGAACGAAATATGGATACTATAGTGATAGATCTAAAACTTTTGAAGAATTTAGATCTCAATGTAAATGAGTATTTAACTCTTCTTAAAATGCATGGATTAGGTGAAGGAGGTCCCTCACCTTTTCCATTCTCTAGTAGTGATCGTATTATTAAACGATTAGTTGAAAAACATTGGATCACTTCTACAAGTAGTGAAGAGTATACAGGAACTGCTCTTGAATTAGAATTTACAGAGAAAGCAACCAGATTATTTGATCAAGAGGATTTATTTCAAGAATTTTTAGAGTTGTTTCCTACAAGAGTACCTAATGGATTAGGAGGATTTAGACCTACATCTCCAAGTTCTATTCAAGCTAAATCTGCTCAGATAGCTAAAGGATTGTGGATGAAGCATGTAGGTAAAGGTGTAGGAAGACAACGTGAAGTTATTGAAGCTTTACGTAAAGAAGTAGCTCATAGAAATAAAGACGGAAGTTTACAATATATGAATAATATGCAAGCTTGGTTACGACAAGGTAAATGGGAAGATTGGATAAATATTCCAGATCAACCTGATAATACATCACACATAAAACAATTATAGATAAAATTTGGATAGTTCATAAATTTTTTGTATCTTTGTATTAAAGGAGGAGGTTGAGTGTCAGCGTTTAACAGAGTTTTAAATACATTAAAAGATAATAAGCAGAAAAGACTAAAAGGAGATAAAATTGCTATTCCTTGGAGTCTCCCACGATTGTCTACAGTATTACCTGGTATTGAGAAGGCTAGATATAATTTAGTATCTGCTAGTCCTAAAGCAGGAAAAACAATGCTGGCAGATTTTTTATATGTCTATCAACCTATAGAATGGAAGATAGCTAACCCTGATTCTAATATCATTCCCAAGATCTTTTACTTCTCATTAGAGGTATCTATTAATTCCAAAATTAAAGCAGCAATGTGTTATAAGCTGTTTAAAGATTATAATGTAGTTATCTCTCCTCAGAAATTAAGTTCAGTATTTGGTGGGTATATATTAGATGACCAAGTTGAGGAAATTATTTCTTCAGTTGAATTCCAAGAATGGTTCTATAAGTTTGAAAGTATGGTTACATTTTATGATAGTATAAGAAATCCTTATGGTATCTATAAAGTAATTAAAGACTATGCTGAACATCCTGATGTTGGTTATTATGAGAAAAAACTTATTGATTGGCAAAATAAGGACGGTACATATACTAAGAAGGAAGTTAAAGGGCAATATATAGCCCGTAATCCTGATGAATATGTTATTGTAATTGTGGATCATATTAGTTTACTACAGCCTGAAAAGGATAAAACATTACATCAATCTATAGGACAGTTTAGTTCAGAGTTTTGTCTCCAAATGAGAGATAAATGGAGTTATATACCTGTTATTGTACAGCAGCAATCAGCAGATTCTTCCCGTGCACAATATAATTATAAGGGAGATACAGTGCTAGAGAAAATTAAACCAGATCAAGAAGGTTTAGCTGATAATAAATATACTGCTAGAGATGTAGATTTAATGATTAGTTTGTTTAATCCTACTAGGTATAATTTAGAGAAATATAACGGACTTGACTTAACACAAATAGGTGATAATCATAGAGAATTTGTAATTAATTTAAATAGAAATGGTGAATCTAATGCTGCTATACAATTATTCTTTTTAGGGCAGAGCTCATTCTTTTCTGAGTTACCTAAGGCATTAGGACCAGAAGATTATGGATATATAAAAAACTTAATAAATAAATCAAAATAAAAAATTATAGGAGAGAATAAATGAGTCAATTAATTGGAGTTGTTGGAGCACAAGGTACTGGTAAGTCTACTGGTATTCATGCTAATGAGGAGCTTGGGATAAGAGGATTAGATCCCAAGAAAACTATAATAATTAATATTGCTGGTAAACCATTACCATTTAGAGGATGGAAGAAATTTTATACTCCATTTGAAGGTACTACTGGTAATTTTTTAGTTGAAAGTAGAGCAGAACATATAATAAAAGCCCTTAGATATATAAATGATAGTCGTACAGAAATTATAAATATAATTATTGACGATGCACAATATCTAATGTCTTTTGAGTTTATGGAGAAAGCATTACGAAAAGATTGGGATAAATTTAATGAGATTGGTAAACATGCCTTTGATACATTCAATATAGCTAGAAAGCTACGTGAAGATATTAAAGTATTTGTACTAACTCATGCTGATGAAATTCAGAAAGATTTTGAGACTGTTAGAAAGATTAAGACAATAGGTAAAATGATGGATAATATCATTGACCTGGAGGGATTGTTTTTAGTAGTACTATATACTAAAGTTAATTGGGATAGTAAGGCTGAAAAAGGTGAGTATTTATTTATTACAAATAGAACAAATGAATACCCAGCTAAATCTCCAGTAGGTATGTTTAAAGATATAAAGATACCTAACGATTTAGGTCTAGTAGCAGAATTGATAGATAAATATAATGAAGACGAATAATTTTAAACTATATATATAAAATGATTGATTTAAACAAACCAGAAGATTTTGGTGCAAATGATGTACGTATATTTAATGACGGTAGTACAGGAATAGTTAATAATGTAGCTTTGAGGATTGAACTTAAAGGCCCAGAAGATAAAGATAATTCTCCTGATTATAAACTATACGCAAAAGATAGCAAGGGTGAAGTAAATGAAGGATACTATTATCAAGATGATGAGAATGCCTCTGGATGGAAGAAGTATCAGGGCCAGCGTTTAATCCGTTTGGCTAAGGGTGTACTTGGAAATGATTATGTATTTCCTGCATTTGAATCACCTAAAGCAGCTTTAGATGGAGTTATGAAACTTATAGCACCAGTATTACAAAAAACCCCATTTAATGTGGTTGTTACATATGGTACAACTAAAAAGCCTAGTCAATATCTTGGATTCAAACCCTTTGGTAGATTCCTTGAGAATGTAGAATTATATCCAAAGACTATGCTTACTACTGATATTAGATATGATCAATTAACACGTCCACAGCCAAAAGCTGAGGAGGATATTAAAGATGAAATTGAGACTAGTATGGCAGCTACAGAGGACGGAGGAGAAGCTCCATCATGGCTATCAGACGATAATTAAATATATACTTTTTCATGGTTAGTTAGGGTGGTAAAGGGGATTGGGCTTTGGCTCGTCCCCTTTATTTATTAAATTAAAATATATGAAGAAAAAAATGACCTTTAGAGAGTTTTTAACTTATACAGGGAATCTAGAAGCATTTATAGTTAATTATAATATCCATAATGGTCCTTATAAAAGAAGTATAGCTGTAGATACTTATATAGACGATAAAGAAATATATGGAAGCAACCATATAAGCGCATTTACTTGGTCACTAACTTCTGAAGGAGGATACCACTGGGAAAAGTTATATAACTCTTTTAATGACTATATTTACGAAGTAAAACCATTACATAATAATAAATATTAACATGCCCAACTTTAGAAAATTTTTAAACTATCATAAAGCTCTGGATAATTTTAAAAAAGATTATGGAAGTGGTAGAAGATTACCCTCTAATGAAATAAGTCCAGAAAAAATAGAATATTATATAGATTATGAATATCTTAAGGATGAGTTTCCAATAGATAGAACAATGAGGTGGGCAACTACTTCTACAGGTCAAAACTATTGGGAGAAATTAAATGCACACTATAGAAAATATAAACTTAATGATAAACTTAAATAAAAAGGATCTTACAGAAGAAAATCTATTTAAATTTATTACTGAATTCGATGTTTTTGATTATTATATTAAAGATTTTGAACTTCATACTGTGTTTAATAGTCCTTTGAGAACAGATCGTAGTCCTAGTTTTACTGTATTTAAATCTGATGAACATAATAAACTATTTTACAAAGATTTTGGTACTGGTGACAGCGGTGATTGTATTGCTTTTATTAGGAGACTATTAGGATTAGGATATGTACAGGCATTACAGCAAGTAGTGCGTGACTTCAGTCTACAAAATGAATTTATTGATAATATTCCTAAAGGTACAATAATAACTGGATTTAGTCCTAATACATTTATTAAAGGAATTGCTACAGAAGATATCAAAGCTAAGCAAAGAAGTTTTATTCAAATTCTTCCTAGACTTTGGAAGAAATATGATTTACAATTTTGGGCTAACTTTGGAATATCTCAACCTACATTAAAGAAATTCTGGATACAACCACTAACATACTTTTTTATAAATGGTCACATATTCACAGCAGATAAGTACTGCTATGCTTACATTGAATTAAAAGATGAAAGTATTACTTATAAAATATATCAACCTTATAGTAAGGATAGGAAGTGGATAAGTAATCATCCTAAAGGTGCTCACCAAGGTTACAGATTGTTACCTAAAAAAAGTAATATTCTAATTATTACTAAATCTCTTAAGGATGTTATGTCTTTATATGAAGTTATGGCAGTTGCTAGCATAGCTATTCAAAATGAAAGAATAGTTATAAAGGATACTGTTATGGAAGAGTACATGAAAAGATTTAAAAGAATAATTGGATTCTTTGATAATGATAGTACTGGTAAAGAACTTAGTGAAGTCTATGTTGATAAATATGGAATAGAATGTATTTGCAGTCCTTTTGAAGACTCTAAGGACTTTAGTGATATTGTTAAAAATAAAGGTAAAGAACAAGCAGAAACAACATTTTTACAATTAATAAATCCAAACTAAACATTGATTATGAAAAGAAAAATTGGAATTGTCGGCTGGAAAGTCGGTGAAAATTCATTTGGGGTAACTATACCCTATTTAAACTTTTTTAAGGAATATGGTGAGATAGTTACTATTATGCCTTGGTCAGAAATACAAGAATTTGATCTAATAGTATTACCCGGTGGCCCAGACATTAATCCATTAACTTATGGAGCAATACCTGATTTATATTTACAGAAGTCTTGTCCATATCGTGAAAGTTTTGATAGAAACTTTCTTCCTGAGTATATATCTCAAGGAACTCCTATATTTGGTATTTGTCGTGGTATGCAAGCAATAGCCGTACATTTTGGAGCCCAACTGTATCAGGATATGTATCATGAAACTAATAGTCCTGAAAAAAGAATGGAACGAGTTCATCCATTAGAATTTGATAGAGAGGCCGCTTCTATTCTTAATCTTAATTATGGTAAAGATAAGTTTAAGGTTAATTCTTTACATCATCAAGTGATTAAAGAAGAAACTTTATCTAGTGAGATTAGAGTTATAGCAAAGCATCCTTCTTGTAGTTGGGGAGGAATTGAGGTTATAGCCCATGTTGATCTTCCTATTGCCGGAGTGCAGTATCATCCTGAAGAATTTGGATTTGATGAAGTATCCGATGTTATAATTCCAAGACTATTAGAAAAGAAATCAATATTTAGTATAGAAACAGTTAAAAACATAATATCAGAATAATGGAAAAAATATTAGTAGCAGTTTATGGCAGTTTAAGAAAGAATCTAGGCAATCATTCTTTAATTGAAGATTCTAAGTATCTTGGAGAAGAATGGACAGAGGATGGATATACAATGATATCACTCTCGGCATTTCCTGGAGTATATGAAGATGAAAGTGGTGGTAAAGTTAAGATTGAAATTTATGAAGTTGATTCTTATACTGCAGCAAGATTAGATATGCTTGAAGGGTATAGTGGAGAAGACAGCTCCCGTAATTTCTATAATAAGAAAATTATTGAAACTTCCCATGGTCCTACATATATTTATTTTATAAATGATAGTTATCGTGGCAGAAATAATATTGTAGAGGGTGGAGATTGGACAGAATTTTATATGAACGAAAGAAAACAAAAATATGCTACCAAGAGTTAGATCAGTACAAATTAGAACAAAAAATCCAAGTGCTATTCCATTACGGAGAAGTATTTCAGTTCCTGGTAGAAGTATAGTAAGACTAGGATCTCAGACTCCTACTAATAGGGCATTTCCTAAGTCATATGGAGTATATCCTATTAAAGAAGTTAATACTGTTGAATCAATATTGAATTCTAGAGATAAACTTAGGATGAAGGATTGTTTTGCAAAATATAGTACTGAAATACCTCAAGCTCAATGGTGGGAACTGAAAGATATTCCTGACAATGCTTATCCTAATCTCCCCTATCCTCTTGTAGCCAAAAGAGTGGTTGGATTTAAGGGGCATGGTATGTTCTTAGTTAATAATGAGCAAGAGCTTAGAGATAACATTTCCATTATTAGAAGTGGTAGATTTTTAGAACATTTTTGTAATTTTGCTCGTGAGTATAGACTACATTGTACTCAGAATGAATGTTTTATGGCGTGGCGTAAGCTTCGTAAAGAAGGAAGTAAAGAACGCTGGTTCTTCAACTCTTCAAATTGTAATTGGGTTAGTCCAAAACACGAGTTGTTTGATACCCCTAGTAATTGGAGTAGTATGGTTAGTTCATCAATAAATGCTATGAGAGCAGTAGGATTAGATATTGGTGCAGTAGACGTAAGAGTCCAATCTAATAGTAAGGCAGATCCTGCCTATATTATTTGTGAAGTTAACAGTGCCCCTGCTCTTGGAGATAAAGGAGTACAAATTTATAAAAATATAATACATAAACTATTAATAAATAAATAAAATGTCAGATACCTCGTATTTTATATGTAATGCAGACAAAGCAGAAAAAGATTCTGATAATCTTTCGGCTTATTTCCAAAAAGCAGGATGTTGTTCAGGCATCAGAGATTGGGTTAATAACTCTTATTTTTCTGTAGTAAGAAAAATAGACCTTACTGTAAATCATAAAGTGTATGAAAGTTGGATTGAAACATTAATAGAAAATAACTTTCCTATTACTGAATTTAAAGAAAATGATCTTATTCCTAAAGAAACTGATCTTTTTAGTGAAAAGACAGTAACAAAGAATAAAATAGCTCAGTATGCTAAGCATCCTAATTATAGGGATCTTCTTGTTTCAATAGAGAAAAGTATCACAAAAGGCAATAAAATATTTGTAAGAGGTACTGATAGAGGAGAAGATCTTTACTATTGGACTGCTACTTCAATGAAAAAAGGCCAAATTATTGGAGTTGATAATAGTTTAGGATTAGTTACAGTTAAAATTCTTGAACATGATCTTGATTTATTGCATGGTGATTCTCATGATGTAGAACTTCAGGTGTTTAATGATTATGATAGTAATATTCCAATGATTTCTGAGTTAGAGCTTGGTGAAGTTAAGGTTAAAAAGCCTGAAACTAAGTATCTTGATGGATATCTAATAAAAGTTGATTCTACTAATCTTTCTTCTAAAGAAGTACTTGCTGTCCATTCTTTAATTAGATATGGTTGGCATACTAATTATACTAACTTTATTGATAACTTCTTTACAGTTAAGAAAGCTGTTCCTGAGGCTACTTTCTTTGAGTTATTACTCATGGTAAGTTTTGCAGGAAATTATTCTGGATATCATAGCATTTTTGAACCTAATAATAAAGGTGGTTTTATGCCTTCATCCAAAATTGTGAAGAATTTAAACAGTAGTCCAGACAATATAAATGGATCTGTATATCAGGAACCTAAGTTAAAAGACTTACATGCTAATGCTATTAAGTTTCTTAAGGCAGGAAATTGGAGGAAAGGATATGAAGATATGCTTGTTGCTTCTTATGGTAGTAAGAATAAAGAGCTTAGAACTATTAAAGCCCTTTCTGATTTTGGTCAACTTACTAAAAAAGTAGACTATACCATTATAGATGAGAATTATAGTTCTTATAAAGTAACTGCAGATGATTTTTCATTTCGTTGGTATAAGAAAGAGAGATTTAGTACTCCTAAAATTATAACAGATTTTAAAGAGCCAAAGCCTGAAGACCAAACTGCTGAAGCAATGAGTGAAGAAAGTTTAATTAGAAGGGGAGCCGCTAGACCCCTCATCAATAAAGAATATCCTCCTTACCCCAGTGCTGGTCCAAGAGTAAGAAAAATAACACTGGAAGAATCATGGAATGGGCATATTAAAGGTAAAACTTCCAATCAATAGAGAAAATAGTATATGTTTAAACTTGAAACAGTAGGATCAGATCCAGAATTCTTTCTATTTAGTGAAGATAATGCATTTCCAGCTATAAGATTTACCTCAGGTACTAAGACAGTACCTGAGGAAATCAAGCCCGGATTTTCACTACAGAGAGATAATTTATTAATAGAAGGAAATATTCCACCAAGTAGAACTAAAGACGAATTTGTTAGTAATATATTATTTATTAAAGACTACATTCGTTCACGAGTAGAGATTAAGTCTCTTAAACTTGTATGTGCTGATTCTGCTAGATTTATGCCCAGATATCTCAGAATTCCTGAGGCTCGTGAATTTGGGTGTGATCCTTATAAGCTTGCTTGGAGAGGAGGAAAAACTGCAGAAGCAGATGATTTGTCTAGAATTTCGGAAAGGGTAGCCGGATTTCATATTCATTTAGGGTATGATTGGGAAGAGCTTCCTAAAAATCGTGCAGATGTATGTATTGCAAAAGCATTTGATATGTTTGTAACTGTTCCTTCACGAGAAATTCATTCAGATAGAACTAGAATGCGTTACTATGGTAGATTAGGTTCATATAGAGGTAAATCTTATGGAATTGAATGTCGTTCATTAGGAGGATATTTTCTTAATGATGAATATTTACCATGGGTATGGGACAGAATTCAAGATATGTCTAAATATTTAAATACAATTTCTAAAGAGGCATTAAATAAATTATCTACTTTAGGATTGACTTTTGCTCAGGCTAATTATGCTAATATAACAGGACTGCTTGACGATTCTGTATATGAAAAATATGAAGTTAAAAAACTAGAAAAAATATATGTTAGTATTTAATATAATAATAATTGCATTAATTTTACATACATTATTCTCTAAACATAATACTGTATTATCCTGTGGGTTATTTGCCTTTATAGGTAATAATGCTAATAGATTTAACTGGGATAGATTTAATTATCTTGGTGCAGCAAATGATGATAGAGGTGGTGATTCATGTGGAATTGTTACTCCAGACTTTTTTAAGTATGGAATGGGACCAGAAGCTAGATATGAGAAATTCATTATTAAAGCAGATCAAAATCCTGAAGGTAAGTATAAGATAGTTTTGGGACACACTAGAAAAGCATCTATTGGTGCAGTAGATCTAAACCATGCTCAACCTTATATTTTTACTTCTAAGTCTAGGATAGTTAAAAGGATGAAGAAGAAAGATCCTATACTTTCTAAATTTGTAGACAGAAATGCCGCTAAAGATACTCTTGTATTTGCAGGAACTCATAATGGTACAATTAATAACTATAAAGAGCTTGCATCCCAATATGGCATTAACTGTTTAGACAAAAATGATAGTGGTGTAATAATGGAAATCCTTTTTAAGTATGGTACTAATGTACTTACTGAGTATGCAGGAACTGCTGCACTTATTTGGCATAATTTTGCAGAAAATTGTTCTTATGTATTTAGAGGTAGTAGCCCTATTTATAGTAAGAATGCTGTTGCTGTAGAAGAACGTCCTTTATTTGCATATGTTGAATCTGATAATAATACTTATTTTTCTTCTACAGAAGACAGTTTAAAATTTATTGGAGGAAATAAAGATTCTGTTCTAGAAGTTGATGCTAATTATTTGTACAAGATACAGAATGGAAAGATCACTGGCAAAATAGAAGTGGATAGATCTGTAATTCCTCAAAAAGAATCTACAGTTACTACTAGCTCTGGTAGCAGAAATGCTTATAAAGCAAATGAAGATCTTTATGGCAGTGAATGGAGTAATTGTCATGGTTATGGAAAATCTAATATTCTTTATCAGAAAGACGTAACTGAAGAATATATAGGTGAGTACAAACTAAGTAAAAGAGCTATAAGTGGAAGTAAGTTGCATATTATAAATGAAGTTAAACCTTATATAGCTGCTATAGATACAAATAGTATTTTCTTCTGGAGAGGTAGATATATGTTTTGTGAAGTGTTGGCACAAGGAGTTATACATATTAGTCATTGGGGTAAAAGAATAACCCCAACTGAACGAGGTGCAAGGCCCTTCTTTTTTATAGATGGAGTTATGTTAGTTGATAGAACAGCTTATGAAGAAGGTTTAAAAATTATTGCTGACTTTAAGGGCACTGAGAAAGAACTTGCTAGAAAATTAGCTCCTTTATCAGTATATCCAGTACATTCATACTTCAAAACTAATGAAAGAAAGCTTGATTTCCAAGATTTCTTTAAGCCTAATGATGCTTATGTAGAACATAGGGAGTCTGATAGTACTAGAGTTATGGCAGGAAGAGTTCATTTTACTGGAGAGTTTAATCCAGTATTTTCTAAAAGAATCTATATTGTTAGAAATGGTGATTTAAAAGGAATTTCTGAAACTGTATTTGCAAAGACTCCTAATGAAGAGTTTGGTTCTATTGAGAATCCTAAGAATAAGCCATTCACAGGTAAAATTATTGCAATACCTCAGGTTACTGAAGAGTATCCAGACTGTCCTTGTTATAATTGTAAGGACGCAGAATCTAATCAATGTACTAATTGTAATCCACTTGATGATTATCTTGCTGAGTGGAAAAAGTTTAATGAGCTTCCTGAGAATAAAAGAACTGATAATAAGTTGGCGTTATCCCCTGCTGAAAGTGATGTAGCATATGATGCTGCTTATCGTGAGGTATATGATAGTCAGTTAAAGACTATTATTAGTGACTTTTCTCAAGCAATGCAAGAGGCTATAGAGGAATTATATACTATGGGACCTGTAGATGCTTCTACTGAACTTGAAGACATTTTTAATGTTACTAAAAATACGTTAATTAATTTTGAAGATAAACACTTGAGTAAATTCTAATGGAAGGAACAAAAATTGTTACTACCTTTGATGGTACAAAAGCACCGCGAAGAAAGTGCCGTCATATACATGGTAAATACTATGAAATGAATCGCCAATGTTTTAAGGTGGGCGAGAAATATAATAGAATAAATAATGGTAAGATAACTCTTGACCATGAGAATAGAAAATATGTTCTAAAAGGTACTACAGGGTTAACTTACGGTGTTGTAGGAAGAAATGATGATGATAGTTGGAAATATGGTTATTTTAGCCCTAACATTACAAAAAATGTTAGGTTAGAGCCAAAAGGAATGTCTGGGGAGAGATGTTTATCAGAAGATATTGCTACTAAGTTGGGGTATGCTGAAGTCATATCCACTGGAGATTTTATTGACCTTAAGCAGTATCGTGGATCTGAGAAGAAAGATGTTCAAGAGTATATAACTCAAAAGAAGACTCAGCCCAGAGAATTCTATTCTTTTCCAATTCATTATGGAGCTGCTCCATTGATCAGAACGTTTGATGAGTATTTTAAGTATTTTGAGCCTTCTGGAAGACATATTCCTAGAAATATAGAACATAATATTAGAAGATTTACTTTTGGAATAGAGTATGAAACTGCTCGCGGTACTATTCCTGAAAGACTTCTGTATAAAAACGGTTTAATTGCTTGTAGAGATGGTAGCATTGGAGGATTTGAATATGTAACCATTCCTATGTCTGGTCGTAAAGGTCTGCAAGCTATACAAAATCAATGTGAATTATTACAAAAATATTGTGTAATGGATCATTTATGTTCCTTACATATTCATCTTGGAGGATATCCAATTAGTAAAGAGTCCGTAGTGGCTATTTATAGATTGCTGGTACAACTTCAAGATGAATTATACACAATGTTTCCACACCACTACAGAGATACTAGCTATTTTAAGAGAATGAATTATTGTGGCTCTCTTAAGGCAGTAGGAATGGCAAGTGGTATTGAAGGTGCTTTTGAAAGGATCTATGAAATTCTTACTAATGGTAGTAGTAGATTTCATGGATTTAATGGTGATCCACATCCTATGGACACAAGTGGAGAACATAAATGGAATATCTCTCCTAGGTATAAATGGGCATCATTGATTCCTTTAATTTTTGGTGGTAGAAATACTGTAGAATTTAGAATGCATACTCCTACTAAGAATCCTGATAAGGTTATTAACTGGTTATTTATTATATCAGCTATTTTATCATATGCTATGGATAATATGGACGAATTAACAAAGCCCAGGCTATCCAAAAATGTAAATTTGATGAATATCATCCAAACTACTTATTCTGATAGCTCCATGTCAAAAACTTTATGTGATTATATTAATTATAGGAAAAAGCAGTTTTCAGATATGGATGATTCTTTGGGTGAGGCAGAAGTAACAAATGATGATCGTGCATTACCAAGTAGAGTTAAAATAATATGAATTGGAGTACACTAGTTGGAGATTGGGATAGGCCATTATTACCATTGTTTAAAACAGAATACTTTAATAATTTAATGAAGTATTTGCAAATTGCATATGACAGTGGTGTGGTCTACCCAGACCGTCAAAATATATTTAAGGCCTTTAAGTTATGTTCTTATAACAAACTTGGAATAGTGATATTAGGGCAAGATCCTTATTTTACTAAGGGTCGTGCTACTGGGGTAGCATTTGCTAATCCGGCAGAAACTACTTCTCTTAGTCCCTCTCTTACTAGAATTAGAGATGCTATTGAGAAAGATATATATAATGGTCTTGCATTAGATTTTGACCCAACTCTAGAGAAATGGACTAAGCAAGGAGTGTTATTACTGAACACAGCCTTGACAGTGCGACAAGGTATTCCAGATAGCCATACAAAGCTTTGGAATCCTTTTACTGAGTATGTGATAGATTATCTTAATGATCGTAATAAAGGATTAATATATCTTTTGTGGGGCCAAGTCGCCCAGAGTTATTCAGATAGAATTGTAAGAAATGGTAACTGGGTATATCATTACACCCACCCCGCATACGCTGTACGAAACAGTACTGCTTGGGAATGTGATCATTTCTCTAAAGCAGCTCAAATTATGCGTACTTATAGTGATGTAGAATTAATATGGTAATTTTTAGTATTTATATACCGGGGGATGTTCCATCCTCTAAAAATTCTAAGGTTTGGACAGGTAGATATTTGGTGCATTCCAAAACTGCTACTAAATACATCAAGCAAACTAACTCTATATTTTCTAATAAGAAGATATTGAAAAGTTTCGCAGATGCTATTACTAGCATTGAACCACCTTATAAGATCTTATTCACCTTTATTAGAGGTTCTAGGCGTAGATTTGACTATGTTAACATGGCTCAAATGCCTTTAGACTTAATGGTAAAGCATGAGTGGATTGTAGATGATAATGCGGATTATGTCATACCTATATTCAAACAGTATTTATACAGGAAGGAATGCCCCGGTGTTATAATTTCGATAGAAAAAAATGAAGATAACAGGACAATATAGAAAACTTATAGAATCTGTTTTTCCTATTGAGGAAGAGGTAGAACAGATTATAGGTTATCTAAAACAAGATAATTATACTGCTGCAAGAATCTTTACAGCAGATCATCTAGATGCACTTACTGAATTTGAAGACGATTATAAATATGAAAATGAGTCTATTCCTAAGTGGATTAATAAAGACAGACGAACTACTCAAAAATTATACGACTTTATAATGTTAGAATTGGAGAAACAATATGAGTAAATTATTTGAAGACTTACAAACATTTAGTACTGTTAAGGAGTATAGAGATTCTCCAGAATTGAATTATTCAATTCTAAAAGAAATGCAGTACAATCCATCTGTTATCCTAGGAACTGATGAGCATAAAGACAGTGATGCTATGAAACTTGGATCTATGGTGGATACTATACTAACTGAGCCTGATAGATTTGAAGAACAGTTTCATATAATGTCTGCAACTAGACCTTCTGATACAGTTCAAGATATTATTCAAAGGTTAATTCAGTTGGGGTACAATCTTTCAGATAGGCATGAAGTTATTGCAGAATGTAGGCTCGTTAATTATAGAAATAATTGGGGCAGTGAAAAACTTTATGAATATATAGTAGAAGAAGGAAGTCCTTATTTTGATGAACTACAGATTAGTAAAGAAAAGAGATTAGTTACATCTGAAGAGAATGAATTAGCCAACAGGATTGCTCAATTATTAGCTACTCATAAATGGACATCAGCATACTTTGGAACTGGTTATAAAGATATAGAAGTTATATTCCAGTTTAAATTCTATAGTAAGATAATGGGTGTAGATGTAAAGTCTATGCTTGATATTTTATTAGTTGATCATTTTGCTAAAACTATACAGCCTCTAGATCTAAAGGTTGGAGAACAGAACTTTAATATCAGTTTCTTCAAATTTAAGTGGTATCTACAGGGTGCTATGTATAGAGAAGCATTAGAAGTATTTAAAGATAATAGTAAGTTTAATAATTATAAAGTAGAAGAATTTAAGTTTATACATGTAAATACTAAGCAATTAAACTATCCCACCATTTATAAAATGAATAATACATTTCATGAACACGCATTATTAGGATGGAAAGAAATGGGTAGAGAGTTCTTAGGTATTTATGAATTAATAGAAGATTTTAAATGGTACGAAGATTATCGAATTAGGACAGGTGCTACACACTTAATTCCTAGAAGGTTAATAGAGAATAATGGAGTAATAGAATTAAATACTCCTAGACCAGATGATCTTCCTTTTTAAATAAATTTGACTTTGATGAGTGAGATAGAATTTGCAAAAACGGTTAATAAGTCAAAAAGTTATATACTTCCCCTCTTAGAGGGATCAATAGATATTCAATATATAAGACACATAATAAACACATATTTATATTTAAAACCAGATTTAGGAATAACAAGTAGAAGTATACATGTTCTGTATGACAAAGCAATAATCGAACAAGAACTTTTTGAAGAATACCTAGAAGAAGTAAAAAGTTGCTTCTTGTTTATAGACTTCAGAGAAATATCTGAAGGTTATTTATTATCATTTCGTATACCTGAAAGGCATATTAAAGACTATGATTACTTTGTAGAAGGTAGATATAGTAAATTTAATAATGCTTCAAAGAAGAAGATTTTGTATCATCTTTACAAACACTATCCAGAGCTTAACGAATTAATAAAGAAAATTGAATATATTCTTTATAAAGAGGATACACTCAAGAAAGCCTGGGAAGAAAAATTAAACATCAGAATACCTGAGGAAATTGAACTCAGTAGTATTATGAATCCCAAAGATGAAACATACGAAATAATTATAAAAAGTTAATAGATTATTTGCATTTAAGGAAGATATTTTGTATCTTTGTAAAGTATCTTCCTTTTTTAAATTTTAGAAGAATGAGTATAAAAAATAAAGTTACTAGGTGTATGGTTTGCAAGAGTGAAGGAGATAAATTAGTATACTCAGGCGTGGTACAATGTCATAATTCTTATACAGGAAATATTTCTTTTTGTGAAGGAATTGTATGTTCAGCATGTGACACTATGCATTTTTGTGAAGGAGAGAGAATAACTTACCAATTTTATCCTACAATTACTTATGGTAGGAAAACATTTTAAAACTTATGGATAAAGAAAAAGTATGGAAAAGTACTCTTGAGTACTTTAGTGGGGATGATTTGGCTACACAAGTATGGATAGATAAATATGCATTAAGAAATGATGAGGAGATTCTTGAAGAGTCTCCTCTTCAAATGCATGAAAGATTAGCAAAAGAATTTTATCGTATTGAAAAGAAATATGATAATCCTATGTCTTATGAGGAAATTTTAAAATTACTACATGGTTTTACTTATTTTATACCTGCTGGCAGCGTTATGTTCGGTTGTGGTAACCCTTATACTTACAGTAGTCTTGCAAATTGTTTCGTTATTGGAAATGAGTTTGATTCTTATGGTGGAATTCTCAAAAATGATGAGGAACTGGTTCAGATCATGAAACGCCGTGGTGGTGTTGGAATAGATCTATCTCATTTGAGATTCTCTAGGGCAAGAGTTAATAATGCTGCTAGAAATTCTACAGGAGTTGTGTCTTTTATGGAAAGGTATTCTAATACTACTAGAGAAGTAGCACAGGGAGGCCGTCGGGGAGCATTAATGCTTACATTAGATGTTAGACATCCAGATATTATGGATTTTGTTGACATTAAGAAAGATTTAAAGAAAGTTACAGGGGCTAATATCTCTGTAAAAATTACTGATGAGTTTATGAGGGCTGTTGAAGCAAATGAAGAATTTGAAACTAGCTTTTATATTCATGATAAGACTGAAGAATTTAAGAGTCCTATACGTAAAGTGTTTCCTGCAAGAGACTTATGGAATAAAATTATAAATAATGCATGGGAATCTGCAGAGCCCGGTATTCTATTTTGGGATAAAATATTAGCTGAATCCCCTGCAGATAGTTATACTGGATTTAGAACACATGGAGTAAATCCTTGCGGTGAGGTTCCTCTATGTCAATATGATAGTTGTAGATTAGGATCAATTAATCTTTATTCTTTTGTAAAGAATCCTTTCTCGAAGAAAGCTTGGTTTGATTGGGATAATTACCATAAGGTAATAATTGATAGTCAAAGACTAATGGATGATCTTATAGATTTAGAGGAAGAGCGTATTGATGCTATAATAAAAAAGATTGATTCTGACCCTGAACCACCAGTTATGAAGTTTGTAGAGAAGTCCATGTGGCAGAGAGTTATTCACAAGCTCGTAGAAGGCCGTAGAACCGGTCTTGGGGTCTTGGGACTAGGAGATGCTTTGGCAGCGTTAGGGAAGACTTATGGCACTCCTGAGGCTACCAAATTAGCAGAGAAGATGGTTAAGAGATTAGCCAAGTATAGTTATCAATCTTCTATTATTATGGCAGAGGAACGTGGACCATTTCCTAGATTTCATCCAGACGGCGATTTTAACTCTCAATTTACTAAAAGAATGCTGGATGTTATTGATGATGATTACAAAGATTTGTGGAAACATCATGGACGCAGAAATATTGCTAACTTAGCAATAGCTCCTACAGGTTCTTTAGCTATACTAGCACAGACTACCTCAGGGGTAGAACCATTATTTCAAAGATCCTACATACGTAGGAGAAAGTTAGAGGAAGGGAATCCTAATATCACATTTGTAGATGATAGTGGTGATTCTTGGGAAGAATATCAAATCTTTCATAAGAAGTGGCAATTGTGTATGGATACAATGATAGAAGAAGATCCAAAATCATATTTTGAAGGAGAAAACTCTCCTTACACAGGGGCTACTGCAAATGAAATAGATTATCTTGAGAAAATCAAGATGCAGGGTAAATTACAACAATGGATAGATCATAGTATTTCCATTACTCATAATGTACCTCAAGAAACAACAAAAGAACAAATATCTGAAATTTACTTAAATGCTTGGAAATATGGATGCAAAGGTGTTACAATATATAGAGAAGGCTCTAGAGACGGAGTCCTTATTAAAAGTGAAAACAAACATAAGTCCTCATTCCCTGAGGTCCATGCTCCCAGAAGGGATAGAACTTTACCCTGTGACATCTACTACCCAACGATCAAGGGAACGCAATTCGTGGTTTTGGTTGGCCTCTATGAACAAAGGCCGTATGAAATCTTCGCGTTTAGGCAAAACGGAGTCAAATTGTCCAAATCTTTTACAGGAGGATTCATTACTAAAGTTAAACGAGGATATTATAGTTTATTAGATAAAGATAAAGAAGTTATAGTTGATAATCTTATTGATAAATTTGAATTACCAGTAGAAGAGTTTGCAACTAGAATGATTAGTACAGCTCTTAGACATGGTACACCTGTTGCTTTCGTAATGGATCAATTAGATAAAGCTCCTGCTGAAACATTACAAGACTATAATAAAGTTGTAGCTAGAGTACTTAAGAAATATGTACCTAATGGTAATAAGGCTAGTGGACATACTTGTTCTGAATGTCATAGCAATAATTTAATATATGAAAATGGTTGTATTTTCTGCACACAATGCGGATATTCAAAATGCTAAAAATGACACTTAAAGAAAGTAAAATTAAAAAAAATTTTATAAATGAAGTTGCAACTATACATAAAACAAATATTGGTCATAATTATACTAAGGTAAATTTATGTACTAAATATAATGATAACTCAGTTTGGGACTGGATATATGTTAAAACTGAGTATACAGAAGATAGAATTATAGAAGATTGTTTTCGTGTATTAAGGGGGCAAAATAATAAATGATATATATAGTAAGTAAACAAAACAAAGATTTTGGTTTTCCTAGACGTACTCTTAAAGAAGTACTCAATTATTTTATTGATGTTCATAAAGAGATAGCCGTTGATACAGAAACTACTGGACTAGAGCCTCATACTTGTAAACTACTAACAATACAATTAGGAGATAAAATAAATCAATTTGTAATAGATTGTAGTACTATAGAAATTACTTTGTTAAAGAATTTATTGGAGAATCGTTTATTAGTTATCCATAATGCTAAGTTTGATCTTAAATTCTTATATAAGCACGGTATTGTGCCTAATAAAGTATTTTGTACTTACTTGGCTGAGGCTGTACTAAATAAAGGCGATAAGACAGTTAAAAAGAGCTTGCAGGCTGTAGCAAAGCGCTATCTTAATAAAGAACTTGATAAAAGTATTCGTGGTCAAATTATTTGGAGAGGATTAACTCCTGATGTTATAAAGTATGCTGCTAGAGATGTTGAACATTTATCATCCATAAAGGTTTCACAAACTATTAAGATATTTAATCACGATTTATCAAACTCTATGAGATTAGAGAATGAATTTGTTAAAGTTCTGGCTTATATAGAATACTGTGGTATTTTTCTTAATAAAGAATTATGGGAAACCAAGGTAGAGAAAGACCTTAAAGAATATAAAGCTGCAGAAGCTGTTCTTGATAAGTGGATAATGGATAATAAACTTGAAAAGTATATTGATCCTCAACTTGATCTTTTTCAATCAGATAGAAAATGTGCAATTAATTGGCAATCTTCTCATCAAGTTATACCTCTATTAAAAGAATTAGGAGTAAATACTGCTATTCTTAACGATAAAGGATTTGAGAAAGATTCTGCTAATAGTAAAAGATTACAACTTCAAGCTAATAAAAGTCCATTTATACCTTTATACTTACATTTTAAAAGATGTGAAAAAGTTAGCACTACTTACAATGAGTCGTTCATAAAGCAAATTAATCCTGTTACTGGTAGAATTCATGCAAATTTTACACAAGTAATGGATACTGGTAGACTAAGTTCTGGAGGAGAAAAGACAATTAATCTACAGAATATTCCTGCTGATGAA